CGCTACGTCTATGTTGGTCCTGGAAATGTTCCAACCTAGCGGGGCTTCGGGTCCGGGCATGGGCTGGTTCGATAGCTTTGGCGATATCCTCTGTTCGGCGGACTTCTAGGCATGCGATATAAACTTGTCTCCGTTACGCGGCTGGGCCAAACAAGCGAAAGCCTTCAACTGTTTCCCGAGAACGGAAACGAGGCTTCACCGTTGTTCATCCCCGCTGACCCGGATAATACAGACTACCAAACCTATCTAGTGTGGCTGGATGCTGGAAACGAGCCCGATAAAGTTAACCAATGACTATTACCGCCGCCTTGAGCGGCCCAGACCGCAAATAAATGACCGTCCCCAATATTGTCCATTTCATTTGGTTCACGGGGCCGCGTTCCCGTGACTTTAGCTACATCAATTACCTAGCCGTCCGGGCTGCGCACGATGTGCAGAACCACGATGGCGTCATCATGTGGTGCAATGAGGACATTCAAGGCAATCCGTATTGGGATGCCATTCGGCCATACGTCACAATCTCAATCATTGAGCCGCCGACACACATAGACGGCCACCCCCTGGAATACCCGCAATATCAAGCCGATGTCGTGCGCCTACAGACACTGTATAAATACGGCGGCATTTACCTTGATACCGATATGCTTCTGCTAAAGCCGCTGACGCCATTTATGCATAAGCAATGCGTAATGAGTGCAGAGAGCTACGACAAAAATGGTCGCATCAAATCCCTGAACGCGGGTTTGATCATAGCTGAACGCGGATCACCATTTATCAAAGCGTGGTTGGATCGGCTTCCCGGCGCCATTAAAACAGATGTTTGGGCGAACCAAGCCGTCATCCTTCCGTTGGAAATTTTCTCAGAAAACCCGACTGCCTTGCACCTTGAACCGGCGCAGTCATTTATTCCGTTTAACTTTCATGATGAATGGATATACGGACCAATTGAAAATAAATCAAAACTTGATGGCTCCTATTCGATACACATGTACGATACTTATTGGCAGGGAATCGAGTATCACGAGATACGTAAAATTAATCATTTTTATCTCAAGTGTGAAAAAAATTTGTTTTCACAACTTTTTAAAAGATACGCATAAGCGGACCGCAAAAATATTGATTGTCAGAAAAAATCTGGTAAATTTAGATGCATGAATATAGAGCGACTAAAAGAGCTTTTTTCTTACGACCCAGAAACCGGGCTCTTATACTGGAGGGCGCGTGGCCGTGGTCGCATAAAAAAGAAGCCAGCGGGGACCTTATTGAGCACGGGGTATGTTGGGATTGTGGCGGATGGTAAGCGGCTTTTGGCGCATAGAATTTGCTGGGCAATAGCAAATTCAAAAGAACCGGCAGATCAAATTGATCACATCAATGGCGTAAGAATTGATAATAGAATTTGCAATTTGCGCGAGGCCAAAAATAGCCAAAATGGCAAAAACATGTCCATTTCAAAAAGAAATACGAGCGGTGTAAGCGGGGTTTCGTTCGATAAAATAAACCAAAAGTGGCGAGCTTACATAAGGGTGGACGGCGTCCACCTAAATTTAGGGAGATGGCCCTCTATAGAGCAGGCCAAGTTGGCCCGGATCGGGGCGGAAAAAAAATACTTTGGAGAGTGGGCTAGGTCAAAATATGAAAATAGCAATCAGCGCCATCAGTAAGAATGAAGAGCAATTTGTCGAAAGGTTTTGTTCTGCGGCAAAAGGCGCCGACGTTATATTCATTGCCGACACAGGCAGCACGGACAAGACGGCCGAATTGGCTGAAGAGTGCGGGGCGGTAGTCAATCGCATTTACATTTCGCCGTGGCGATTTGATGACGCTAGAAATGCCGCGCTTGCCCTAATTCCCAATGATATTGACGTAATTGTCAGCCTTGACCTAGACGAAGTGTTGCAGCCTGGGTGGCGTGAAGAAATTGAGCGCGTATGGAAAGTCGGGGAGACAACCCGCCTGCGCTACAAATTTGATTGGGGCTGTGGCATCATTTTTTATTATGAAAAAATCTTTGCCAAACACGGATACCGATTCAAGCACGCCTGCCACGAATATCCTACCCCAGACCGCATCGAGGAGAAGTGGGCGCACACTGACATGCTGCTGGCGATCCACAAGCCAGACCCCACAAAATCGCGCGGCCAGTATCTGGACCTTCTGCGGGTTTCCATCGAGGAAGACCCGTTTTGCCCGCGAAACGCCTTCTACTACTGCCGAGAACTCAGCTTCCACGGGCACTGGGTTGACGCCATCATACAGGGACATCGCTACCTAAACTTACCCAAGGCGACATGGCCGAATGAACGCTGCTACGCCATGCGGACTATGGGCCGCTGCTACACGGAGCTTAATCAGCCCAATAGCGCCCGCGAGTGGTTCACCAAGGCCGCAAATGAGGCCCCAGACACCCGCGAACCGTGGTGCGAATTGGCTATGCTGGAGTACCGCCACGGCAACTGGCGGGCCTGCTACGACGCCGCTACGCGCGCCCTACAGATCACAAACCGAGAGCTTGTCTACACCGTCGATCCGGCTGTCTGGGGTTCGCTGCCCCATGATTTGGCCGGGATTGCCGCCTGGAACCTCGGAATGAGAGACATTGCCATAGAGCAGGCGCAATTGGCCGTAGATAAAGAGCCGTGGGACGAACGCCTAAAAGCCAATTTGTCTCTATATAGGTCTGAAAACGACATGGCGGCGTAACTGGAAATGCAATAGAAACTTTGGTAATGTCGCCAAAGCGGCCTAGTCGGCGAGCGGGACACTCCCATGAGCAATCCAAATACGAACCCGCTGACGTACAACGGCTACATCACGCAAGTGGCCACGATGGCCATCGTGAATACGCAAACCGTAAGCGGCGTCGTTCAGGGTGTTGACGCCGCCTTCAACAGCATCACCCCCATGATGCTGGACTACGCCGAATTGCGTATTCAGCGTGACCTCGATCTTCTCCCGCTGCAGACTAGCCGCACTTACACCACCACGTCCGGCTCCAATATGCTCACAATTTCGGTCAACGACTTTGTGACTTTGCAATCATTTGAAGTAGCCGCGTCTGACGGCAGCACGACGCCCCTTCTTCCGGCGACGAAGGAGTTTTTGCAAAACGTCTACGGCAGCTCCTCGACCACCGGAACGCCCGCCTACTTCGCTATGTACGGTGGCGACCTATCAACCGGCGGTAACACCAGCAACATCATCATGTATGGGCCGTATGCCGACAGCGCCTACCCGGTGACCATAACCGGCACTATCCGGGCCCCTAGCCTCTATCAATACGCCAATCCGTCCCAGGCGGGCACCTCCACGACCTTTATCAGCACCTACTACCCAGACCTTCTGGTCATGGCCAGCATGGTCTACATCAGCGCCTACCAGCGTAACTTCGGGCGGGGTAGCGACGACCCCGCGATGGCGCAGAGCTACGAGGGCCAATATCAGTCCCTGCTGCGGGGCGCGATTGGCGAGGAGTACCGCAAGAAGTTTGAGGCGTCGGCTTGGTCCTCACTCTCCACTTCGCCGCCCGCCACGCCGACGAGGTAAGCCATGCCTCACGCAAGCGTTAAGCTCATCCCCGGCGTCAACCAGAACGAAACCTCCGTCCTTAATGAAACGGGGGTCTCGTCATCTCAGCTTATTCGCTACATTTATGACCCGCAGCTTGGCGGCCTGATCCAAAAACTGGGCGGATGGACCAAGTACTACCCCAACACCATGTCCGCGATTGTGCGCGCCCTGTGGGCTTGGGAAGATGACAACTCAACTTCACATCTCGCCGTCGGCACCGAAAACGTCAGCACGACCGCGACCCTATCTGTCATCACCAATGGCGTGCAGCAATCAATTACACCGCAGACATCCGCAGACAGCGTGTCCGCAGTTGTGTCGTCAACTTCCGGCAGCAGCTACCTTCTTATTACCGATACGACGACTGAAAACCTGACAAATTACGATTCAGTCTATATCGCAACGCAAATCAGCGTCGGCGGCGTCGTGCTTTTCGGCTTGTATCCTATTGACCCCAATGGCTACATCAGCGTGACGCAGTACACTGTTCAGGCCTTAAATCTTCTGGGGGTGCCGCAGCCTGCGTCGTTTACTTCCGCCACGTCGTCATTCACCGGCTCTATTTCCGGCACGACGCTGACGGTTTCAAGCGTCACCGGAACTGTCCAAGTCGGACAAACCATTACAGGGACCGGAGTTACGGCGGGTACATTTATCGTTTCAGGAAGTGGCACGTCCTGGGTTGTTAACAATAGCCAAACTGTATCCAGCGAGGCCATGACGGGCAGTCCGTCTTCGGTTCCCGCATTGCTGACAACGAATGCGTCGCCCAATGTCACCGTAATCCTGCAAAATCATGGATACACTGCTGGAAGCACATTCCCGATCCTTGTTTCCACGACCATCGGCGGTGTGCAATTTTACGGGAACTACATTGTCCAGTCGGTTACCGACGCCAACACGTTCGTCATCACTAGCGGCACGCTGCCGACCTCTACTACCTCGGGCTACATCAACGGCGGCAACGCCTACTACATCTACTGCTTTGGCGTCGGGGCAATCCCAGCTGGGACCGGATACGGCATAGGCGGATACGGCACTGGCGGATACGGCACCGGCACTGCCATCACTCCCGCCACCGGCACAAATATTGCCGCCATTGACTGGACAATGGACAATTGGGGGAACGTGTTGATTGCATGTCCCAATACGCCTACAGCGTCCGGTCTTCCGCAATTCGACCCCATCTATCAGTGGGGCGCCACTGGAGGATCCCCGACAGCTACGGTTATCCAGCAGGCTCCCCCGGTCAATACGGGGGTTCTCGTGGCGATGCCACAAAGGCAAATCATTGCCTACGGCTCAACCTTCACAGGGATTGTTGATCCCCTTTTGGTGAGGTGGTGCGACGTCAATAATTACGGCGTGTGGGTCGCTCAAGTTACCAACCAAGCTGGCTCCTACCGCATCCCCAAGGGCTCCCGCATCGTGGGTGCTATCCAGGCCGCACAGCAAACCCTGCTGTGGACCGATATCGGCCTGTGGTCGATGCAGTACATCAGCCAGCCCTACGTCTACGGGTTCAACGAGGTCGGCACGGGATGCGGCCTGATCGCCAAGAAGGCGGCAGCCTCAATCAATGGCGTTGTCTACTGGATGGGGCCGTCTCAGTTTTTCACCCTGGCGGGTGGCGGCGTTCAGACCGTTCCGTGCCCAGTGTGGGACGTCATTTTCCAAGATATTGACCAGAACAACACAGACAAAATCCGCGTGGCGGTGAACTCGCGGTTTAACGAAATCTCTTGGTTTTATCCTACCTCCACGAGCATCACCGGCTCCATCTCTGGCACAACCCTGACCGTCTCCTCGATCCCGCAGAACGGCAAGATTGTCGCCGGTCAGACGCTGTCTGGCGCGGGCGTCTCCGCCGGGACGAAGATTGTATCCGGCGGCGGATCGACGTGGACCGTAAGCATTTCGCAGACGGTGGCCTCCGAATCCATGACGGTAAGCGGAGAAGTCACCAGCTACGTTAAGCTGAACGTCGGACTAAACAAC